GGTGTTCGCAGAGCAACAAGCACAAGCGCAACTCTTAGATTTGCCGCAATAAATACAGATAGCACATTAACATCAACAAGCGTTGCCTCAAACTCGCTGAACATTCCTGTTTTTGCAAGGAGGAATGGAGCAAGCACTTTAGACATCTACTCAAACGCCCGCCTAGCCTTCTACTCCATAGGCGAGTCCATCGACCTCGCCAAGCTTGATGCTCGTGTCACGGCATTGATCAACGCATACGCGGCGGCAATCACCCCGTAAAACAAAGGAGCAACATGAAACCACTTCTACTATTACTCCTACTCACAGCCAACGCCCTCGCCCTGACCAGCGAGCAGCTTGCCCACTACGTCCTGAAGACAGCACCTAAGTACAGCTACCCGCTATCCACGGACACGAACCTGCTGGCGATTGCCGAGCCGTGGGACTACAGCGCAGGGAACGCAGCCTGCCTTGGGGCATGGGATACCGAGAATCTAGGGGTGCCGGGTGGGGTGGCGGTAGCCACGAACGCTGTTATCCGCGACCGCAGCAGCTACGCCAACGACGCCACGGCCAACGGTGCGCCGGTGCATGTGCTGCCGGATCGGACGGCGAGGCGTGGCGATCCAGACGCGTTAGCATACATCGCGGCGGTGGAGGCGGTGGACGGGCAAGCACTTGAGCCTGCTGTCAAGACCGCCATCAATGACTTCGTGGTGGGCTGCAAGGCTGACGGCATCTGGGACGCCATCAAGGCTTCGTGCATTCTGGCCGGTGCCCGCACGTTGTCAGGCGCTCTGGTTCCATTGAAGGGCACAGCTCCAACCAATAACAACTTCGTTAGTGGCGACTACGACCGTGCCACTGGGTTGAAGGGCAACGGAAGTACGAAGTATCTGAATAGTAATCGGAATAACAATGCTGATCCGCAAAATAGTAAGCACCTATCGACTTACAAAAGTGTTGCGCCATCATTCACCACCTCTTCGTACATAGCATCTCAAATAACTTCCCCCTTCAACAGCAGCTCGCGTATCAGCGACAACAGTGGAGGGCTCCTAACATCCATCAACAGCTCAAGCACTTTCAATACAGCTTTTAGCTTTACTCAGCTTGGATTTTTAGGAGTGTCTAGGACAAGTTCAGTTAACCTAGACTTTAGAGCAAATACGACATCAACAACATCTGCCAACTCTAGCACTGCTGCTTTTGATAATCCTACTTTTGTATTTGCAAGGAGCCTGAATGGAGTCCTAAGCCAAACCACTGATGCCCGCCTAGCCTTCTACTCCATCGGCGAATCTTTAGACTTGTCCAAGTTGGATTCCAGAGTCTCCACACTTATCAGCGACCTCGCAGCAGCAATCACCCCGTAAAACAAAGGAGCAACATGAAATGGTATATCACAGAAGCAGCACCAATCGTTGACGGAATCAACACCGTCAAGATCATCCAGAAGGAAATGGGCAGCGAGGCGGCAGCCATCGTCCTGAAATGGCCGTACATGCCGACGGTCACGCGCATTACAGGACAGGTTGAAGTGCCTGTCTACGCCGATGAACTGGACGTGGACGGCAACCCCGTATTGGATGAGTTCGGCTTCCCGACGCAAATCCAGACCGGCACCGCCATGCAGGATGTGACAGAGCGCGTGGAGTGGCCCTACCTGATCGCGGACGGGGATACCCTTAGGGACGCTACCGCAGAAGAGCGCGAGCTGCTGGACGCGGCGGCTGCAGCGAAGGAAAACCAAATAACAGCAGAGTTAGTATCTAAAATTGCACAAACAGCAATAATATTTGCAACTACACTTCGTCGATATTTTCCTGATTTAGACCCACCGGCCGAACAAAACCATAATATAACAGAGGCTGTTATTACACAGTATTTTATTGAACAACGTATGTCAGGCAATATGACTGCTGATATGGTTGCTGATAGTATGCTATTAAATACATTATTTCAGACATTAAAGCAATCTGATGGAACTATTTGGTTACTTCCTTGGGATGATATTTGGGCTACCTTGATATAATATAAAGGAATACAATTGAAAAGACTATTTTACGATATTTTGATATTTTTTGGATTAAGAAAGAAGCCACTAGAGCATGGTAAAGGAGTTAATATCAAAAGATGTTATGGTAATGCTAACAACGCTATTAACAAAATCAGAGCAGCAACACACCCAAAATATAAAGATGACAACAGAAGAGAATATCATCTAATACAAGGCGGACAAAAATTCGATTATATGTGGGCAATTAGATCACCATTCCCTGAGCATAATAATGCATGGATAGGCGGCTGGTATGATTATAATAAACGTCAATGTTGGGTTGCCTGTAATCCGAATGATTTTAACGATTATAGTGATGCAGTACAAGAACACGAAGTAGCACATGATATTGAGGCTAGACTAAAATTAGTCCCACCGTGGCACAACAATTTGTGGGGTAATCTATTTGTAGAGTGGCGTAATCTACCTGGTGTATCGTCTGTGAAGGATAAAGAGAGAGGTATAGTCGTCGATTTTATCGATACTGGACTGTATATGAATAAATAATTAAGGGATAACATGAGTAATGTATTACAATTTAGAAATAGCACAATAGTAACGGGAACTACTTCATCACAATATTTTCTTGAACTAGAAGTAAACAAAAAGAAGGTCGGTCTTCCGCTCTATACTTTCACTGCATCCGTTCCAAGTATGGATATCATTGAACTCGAAAAAACAGATATCGATGTAAGAAATGTGACTCTAGTTACCAGTGCAACCAGCTATGGCGCCGCATTAGCAACAACAGTTAATACTTCTGGATATGGTCTACCGTTATTTAAAATTGCACAATCAAATAGAGTAGCACCGATAAATGTTTCAAATCCTACTATTGTATCACAGCTTTCATCCACAGGTCGATACGTAACATTAAAAGTAAACAACGTTGGTTACGGTATACCTCTAATGATGTATTCTACAGTGTTTCCATTTACGACAACAGTACCGATGGAGTCAATTAAGATCGAAACAGCCATGTACACTCCGACGAAGGACGAACGCATCAGCATTAATGAGCCTGGTGGTAGTACGAACTTGAATAGTAAGATCAAAACATATGGTAATTTAATCAGCCGTATAAAATATCAGCTCGGTGCACCGTTCGTTAATCTAGAAGTATGCGAAGACTCTCAGATTGTAGATTTTATTGATAAAGCTATCGAATGGTATACAAAGTATGCTGGGTATACAGAAGAGTATCTAGTATTTCATTCTGATTTATACACGGAGCCAGGATTAAGAATTGATAAACTCTTTTCAATAACACCTACAATGGCAGGAACACTATTTGATGGTGCGTCTGCGTGCTGGGATTATGATCTTGCAGATTATAGAAAAGTTATTGGTATATTCGGCTTTGAACAAGGAGAGTCAACAGGAATTAATACTCTTTTTACTCTTGAGCAAGCTATGGCACAACAAACATACTTTAGTTATATGCTTGGTAATGTTGGTTTTGATTTAGTAACTTGGGAAGTTATGAAGGGATGGCTGGATTTAAGAAAGAAGGTACTTGCTCAAGTACCGTACATCGATTTTGATAATCGAAATCAGTTGCTTAGAATTATACCTGCGCCTAATAGAAGATCTAGATACTATGGTTGTGTAGGCGCTTGGGTTGAAAAACCTATACGTGATTTAATTATGGAGCGATGGATAGAGCACTATGCTCTTGCTATCACAAAAATTGCAATTGGTAATATTCGAGGCAAGTATCAAAACATACAAATGTTTGGTGGTGGTGTAATTAACTACAATGATTTACTCTCACAAGGTTTGGAAGAAAAGAAAGCACTAGAAGAGGAATTAATGAACGGTTATGGTGAGGTTGTCCCTGCCAGGTTTTTTCTCGGGTGAATCTCTACCTTCTCGCTTTTTTTTAGATCTACTTTGTATAAATATTTATATGAAGAATTATATATTGGACATTAAAACGAGGAAACCAGAAACCTATACACAAGAAGATATAAACGGAATCGTCAATCTGTATATTGAAACTGAATCGTTAAAAAAAGTAGCGGATAAATTTAATAGAGGTCAACAAACTATTAAACGTATTTTATTAGCAAATGACATAAAAGTATTAGATTATAACGAGTATTTAGGTAATGTTAACAACAGAATAGAAGATAAAAGAGAAGAAATTATTGAATTATATTGTAATCAGAGATTGTCTTTAAGTAAAGTTGCAAAGAAGATCGGATATACATCTGGCGCGTTAAGTACTTTTTTGAGAAAAAATAATATTAGCCCACATAAAAGAAAATGTATAAGTCAACTCAAAAATAATAAACAACAAGTAATCAATTTATATAAACAATTAAGAAATGTAAAAGAAGTGGCTCGTGTATTAAATGTAGACTCAACCATTACTGGGATATTCTTAAAGGATAGTTTAGAAGATTACAACGGACATAAGAAGAAGCATAGTTATAACGCTTTGACAGAACAAGATATAATAAAAGTACGAGAATTAGTTGAGACAAAAAAAATGTATTTAAA